CCTATTCTCAGCACAAAGCATTAGGCAATTATTACGAAGATATTATTGAGCTTGTGGATGACTATGTTGAAGCGTATATGGGTTGCTATGAGCAACTTAAAAACTTTCCAAATGTATATCATCAACCTAAAGAACCGCTTAAGTATTTGGAATCATTAAAGAATTTTGCCGCAGAAGCATCAAAAGATTTACCCCAAGAACAAGAGTTGGTTAATATAGTGGCAGAAATACAACAGTTAATCGACTCAACCATATACAAACTTAAATACCTCAAGTAAGGAATTATTATGCCAATGGACAAATCAGGCTCTGCTCAATCAGTAGGAGTCAACTATAAAACTGAAGTTGCCGCAGGAAAGCCAAAAAAAGAAGCATTGGCAATAGCATTAAGTGAAGAACGAAGCCACGCAAAAGGTAAGCGCAAAGCTAAGTTAGAAGAACTTTATGCAAAGCACATGAAGTCAAGCGAAGAAAAAGGCGAAAAGAAAAAAGAGTCTAAAAAGACCGAAATGGGAGAAATGTAATGAGCGAAAAATGGATTCAAGGCGCAATTAAGCATAAAGGCGCATTAAGAAAAGAACTTGGCGTTCCTGAAGGGAAAAAAATCCCTCAAAAAGAACTAAATAAAGCTGAACACGCTAAAGGCAAAGAAGGCCGTAGAGCTAGATTAGCTGCTTTATTAGAATCATTTCATAAGGATTAATCATGGCTGTTACATTGCAATCAGTAGTAGGCTATAAAACGAAGCCTAAACAAGATGAACTAGCCGTAAGCGGCAAAGATGACATTTTGAATAAAAAAGAAAATGCTAGAGATAAGCGCAAGCAAAAGATGCTTGAAATGCTCAATAAGATAAAACCTGACCCAGAAACAGATTAATAAATTTTGTAGTAGAATAAAGTCCTTACAAATCAACTACTTGAGAATGTATGGAAAATAAAGTATCGAAAACTGTAGAAGGCAATCTAAATAGAGCTGGCAGACCTAAAGGAACGCCCAACAAGGCTACTGCGAAGGCTCGTGAGGCGTTTGCTAACTTTGTCGATGCCAACTCCGAGCGTATGCAAGAGTGGCTAGAATCGATTGCTAGTGACCCTAAGCACGGCCCTAAAGTTGCATTCGATTGCCTAATGGCAGTATCTGAATATCATGTGCCTAAACTAGCTCGTACTGAAGTAGTAGGAGATGCTACTGCACCACAACGCATGGTCGTGTCTTGGAAGAAGTAATAGATATAGAGCTTGATTACAAGCCTAGAGATGTATTCTTAGATTTCCATGAGCGCCAAGAGCGCTGGTCTATCGTTGTAGCCCATAGACGCTGTGGCAAGACTGTAGCGTGTATCAACGACCTTATATATAAAGCATTAATGGAAGGTAAAGAAGATGGCAGATATGCCTATGTTGCTCCGTATTACAGCCAGGCTAAGAATATTGCATGGGACTATCTCCAAAGGTTTGCTCAACCTGTGCTTTCCAAGGCTAATCAATCTGAGCTATGGGTCGAACTCATTACTGGAGCAAGGATTAGACTGTTTGGTGCTGATAATCCTGATGCCTTGCGTGGTCTTTACCTTGATGGCATTGTTCTTGATGAATACGCTGATATGCGCAGCCCTAGAATTTGGGGTGAGATTATTCGCCCTTTGCTTGCGGATAGGCTAGGATGGGCTGTCTTTATTGGTACGCCTAAAGGCCATAATAGCTTCTGGGATGTATATAGCAATGCTTTAAACAACCCTGAATGGTATGTAAAGACGCTTAGAGCTAGTCAGACTGAGCTTATTCCAACTTCAGAATTGGCAGATGCCGCAAAGATGATGAGCCAAGACCAATATTTACAAGAGTTTGAGTGTGACTTTGAATCTGCAATCTTAGGTGCTTTCTACGGTAAAGAGATGAGAGCATTAACTGACTCTGGGCGCATAACTAATGTAGAGCATGACCCATTATTCCCTGTACATACTGCCTGGGACTTAGGCTATTCAGACGATACAAGTATCTGGTGGTATCAAGTCGTACATGGGGAAATCCGTGTCCTTGACTACCATTCATCCAATGGTCAGCCTATTGCTTACTACACAGGGCTAATCCAATCTAAAGAGCGTGAGTATGGATACAACTATGGAATACATTGGCTACCGCATGACGCTAGAGCTAAGACTTTAGCTTCCAATGGTAAAAGCATCATTGAGCAATTAAGTGTTAAAATTCCATTAGAAAAGATGAAAATTGTCCCAAGTTTATCGCTTCAAGACGGAATTCAAGCAAGTAGGCTTGCATTGATGAGAGCTTGGTTCGATACAAAGTGTGACGATGGCATTGAATGTTTACGGCAATATCAGCGTGAGTACGATGAAGATAAGAAAGTATTTAGGGATAAACCTAGACACGATTGGACTTCTCACGGTGCTGACGCATTTAGGATGTTGAGTATTGCCTGGCGAGAAGAAGAAAAAGCATTGCCCAAAGATGATGAAATCAAAGGGCTTTATGTTGGACAAACTGATGTAAGCCTTAATGACTTATGGAAACATAACAAAGTCAAGACGGCAGGGAGATATTAATGAAGCATACATACGAGAGTTGGTACAACCAAATCATGGGTTACGAGCGAACCTATAAGAAATGGGAAAATCGTACTGACCGCATTATTCGTAGGTATAAAGACGATAGTCGCTTTCAAAACAACCCTAATGCTCGTTTTAATATTCTTTGGTCTAATGTACAGACTATCCAGCCAGCTATCTTTGCTAGACTGCCACGCCCAGATGTAAGCCGTAGATTTAGAGATAACGACCCTATTGGTCGTGTTGCTTCTATGATGCTAGAACGAGCTTTAGAGTTTGAGCTTGAGCATTATGGTGACTACAAAGCTTCAATGAACTACGCTGTACTTGACCGCTTATTGGGTGGTCGTGGTACTGCATGGGTACGCTATGAGCCACATATTGAAGGCGGCCAAGAAGGTGAACCCGATGACGGCTATCAAGTAACAGAAGATATTGATGAGTCTGAAACGCCTGGTGGCATGGAAGCTGAGAATCAAGAGCGCATTGAATATGAGTGCTGCCCTGTAGATTATGTGCATTGGCGTGACTTTGGGCATACAGTTGCTAGGACTTGGGAAGAAGTAACCGCAGTCTGGCGCAAGGTTTACATGAATCGCCCTGCATTGGTAGAGCGTTTTGGTGAAGAAATTGGTGGCAAAATTCCATTGGATACTAAGCCAGAAGATTTAAAGCGTTCAGAAAAGCCAGTTGAAGGCTCTTATGAAGCCCTTATCTATGAGATTTGGGATAAAGAAACAGGCAAGGTCTTATGGATTAGCAAGTCTTTAGGCAAGATTTTAGATGAGCGTGATGACCCATTGCAATTAGAAGGATTCTGGCCTTGTCCGAAACCTTTATATTCCACCATCACTACAGAGAGCCTAGAGCCAATACCTGATTTTACGATGTACCAAGACCAAGCTAGGGAATTGGACACGCTTTCAGACCGCATTGATGGCTTAATTAACGCATTGAAAGTGCGTGGTGTTTACGATGCTTCAAACTCTGAGTTACAACGCTTATTCTCTGAAGGCGAAAACAACGCTTTAATCCCTGTTAAAAACTGGGGTGCTTTTGCTGAGAAGCAAGGTATGAAAGGTGCTATTGATTTAGTTGACATCGCTCCTTTTGCTGCCGCATTGCAACAATGTTATCAAGCAATGGAGCAAGTTAAGAATCAAATCTATGAAATCATGGGTATTGCCGATATTCAAAGAGGTCAAACAGACCCTAATGAAACGCTAGGCGCTCAGATTATCAAGTCTAACAACGCTATGGGTCGTTTAAAGACCATGCAACACAATGTTGTGGACTTTGCTACCAAATTGTTACAAATCAAAGCGCAGATTATCTGTAATCATTTCACAGATGACACCATTCTGAAGATTTCAGGGTCAAACCAGTTGAGTCCACAAGACCAACAGTTGATTCCCCAGGCTTTAGAGCTATTGCGTAACGAATCAGCCGCTAATTTCCGTATTGAAGTCACCTCTGATTCAATGATTTTCCAAGATGAGGAATCTGAAAAGAACAACCGCATGGCTTTCTTGCAAGCAGTCGGTGGATTTATGCAAACTGCCCTTCCTGCCGCAGCATCACAACCTGAACTAGCTCCTATGCTCATGGAAATGCTTAAATTTAGCGTTACCGCATTTAGGGCTGGCAAGCAGTTAGAAGGCATTATTGACGAAACAGCCGATAAGATTCGTGAAACTGCTAAGAAATCAGAAGGACAGCCTAAACCGCCACCTCCAGAGATTCAGAAGATGCAAATGCAGATTCAAGCTGACCAACAGAAGATGCAACAACAATCGCAACTTGAGCAACAGAAGATGCAGATGGCTAATGAGCTTGAAAAGGCTAAACAAGAGTATCAAGCCCAAGAGAATCAGCTTAAATTCCAGTTAGAAGAAAAACGCAACATGGAAGAAATGAACATGGAAGCGCAACTCACTAAGATGAAGCTTGAAATAGACAATAATAAGTCTATCCTCTTAGCTTATTTAGATAATTCGACTAAAATAGAAACTGCTCGAATCAATGCTGGTCTGACAGATGGTTCAGAAGCCTACATTGAAGCAGTTGACCAAGCTCGCAACCTACAAGATACGATGGGATTCTCACAAATGGCAAATCATCCACTACAACCAGCAATGGAAAATATGCAACAAACCAACGCTCAGTTGACACAAATGGTAGCTGCTTTGATGCACAAACTGTCGCAACCTAAACAAGTTGTCCGTGATGCAAACGGCAAGATTATTGGAGTTAATTGATGGCCTCGAACCTAAAGTATTCAAACGGCACTAGAGATGCACAGCAAACAGGTTTAATTACCTATGCTGGCTCTGGTTCAATTATTCGCCTTTATGACGGTACTCAGCCAACTAACGCTAATACTGCTATTTCTACTCAAACTTTATTAGTTAGCTTAGTAGTTAGTGGTTCTTTTGGTACAGATTCTAACGGTACTATTACTTTAGGTTCAGTCACAAGCGGTACAGCCGTAGCATCAAGCACAGCGACCTTTTTCCGCATAGTTAAGTCAGATGGTACAACTGTAGTAATGGATGGCTCTGTAGGCACTTCTGGCGCTGATATGAACCTAAATAGTACGACTATATCTTCAGGTCAAACAGTTGCTATTACTGCTGGCACAATTATTCGTGGTAATGCTTAAAGGTTTATATGGCACTTATTCTTAAAGACAGAGTACAGGAAACCAGTACAACGACAGGCACAGGGACATTAACCCTGGCTGGTGCTGTTACTCAGTTTCAGACTTTTTCTTCAGCCGTTGGCAACGGTAATACGACTTATTACACTATCTACAATGCTGGTGGCTCTTTATGGGAAGTCGGTCTAGGTACTGTTGGTGCTGGCACATTAAGCCGTGATACTGTACTTGCATCCAGTAACTCTAATGCTTTGGTTAGCTTTACAGGCACTCTTTATGTATTTGGCGACTATCCTGCTGGTAAGTCGGTTTATCTTGATGCAATAGGAACAGCAACAGTTCCTCAGTTAGCTACAAACTCTACTACCAGTACAACGCCTGTATTAAGTTTTAATGCTTCTAATTCAGGATTTGCTTCAGGCGCAACAATATCGGGCAGCTATTTGCAATCTGTTTTGCAAAACAAATCAGGTACTGCTGGCGCATCTACAAATTATGTATTAAGTAATGATTTAGGCACAGACTCAACTTATTACGGTGAGTTTGGCATGAATTCATCTGTTTATAGTGCTGGAACTCCTGCTGACTTCTTTAGTCTTAATAATGGTATTTACTACTCAGGCCACGATGGTGATATAACTTTAGGTTCAGGCAATGGTAAAAAGACTTATTTAGCTTGGGGTACAACAGGGCAATCAGCCCATGTGATTAACGCTACAGGTTCTATTGGTTTAAATACTGACATTACTGGCACAAATAACTATGGTACGGCTGGTCAAGTATTAACTAGCCAAGGTAATGCTTCAACTCCTACATGGACTACACCGACCACAGGCACAGTTACAAGCGTTACAGGTACAGCCCCAGTAGTTTCTAGCGGTGGCACAACTCCTGCTATTAGCATGGCTGCCGCCAATGGTACAACAAACGGTTATTTAACCTCAACCGATTGGAATACATTTAATGGTAAAGGCGCTGGCACAGTAACTTCTGTAGCTGCAACAGTTCCTTCTGTTTTTTCTATTTCAGGCTCACCTATTACTACTAGCGGTACTTTGGCTATCACTTATAGCGGTACAGCATTACCAATTTCTAACGGTGGTACAGGTCTTACAAGCGCAGGAACTACAGGTAATGTACTAACTTCTAATGGCTCTGCTTGGGTTAGTTCTGCCCCATCATCAGGTTCTCCTGCTGGAACTACAGGTCAGCTTCAATATAACAATTCTGGTTCTTTTGGTGGTTTGGCTTCAGGCACAAGCGGACAAACATTAGTTTCTGGAGGCTCTGGTTCTAATCCTGCATTTTCTGCTGGACTTGTTGTTGCATCAAACAATGTAGACGCTAGTGCAAATACTGGTGGCTTTATTCCGCCAAGCGGAACAACTGCACAAAGACCATCTAGCCCTGTAAATGGAACAACTAGATACAACACAACAATACAAGCATACGAAGTTTATGGTTCTGTTGTTGGATGGACACCTCTTTTAACAAATGTAATTACTTATACTGCATCTTATTTAATGGTTGCTGGCGGTGGAGCTGCTGGCGGTGGAGCTGCTGGTGGTGGTGGCGGTGCTGGCGGTTTATTAACAGGAACTACAACTTTAACTGCTAGTTCAGTTTATACAATAACTGTAGGAGCTGGTGGTACTGGAGTTTCAGTTGCTACTGGTGGTAATGGTTCTAATTCATCTATTACTGGTTTAACTACAGCTATAGGCGGTGGTGGTGGTGCTGGAGGAAGTGCTACTGCCTCCGCTTCTTCTGGCGGTAGTGGTGGTGGTGGACAATACAATAGCGGTCATGAGCTTGGAGCATCTGGAACTTCTGGACAAGGAAACGCTGGTGGAAGAGGATATAACTTTAGTACTGGTGCTGGTACAGGTGGTGGTGGCGGAGCTGGAGCAGTTGGTGGAAATTCTGGTACTAATGACCCAGGCCCTTCTGGTAGTGGTGGTATAGGAATTTCATCTGCTATTACAGGTTCATCTGTTTATTATGCTGGAGGTGGTGGCGGCGGTGCATTTAATGGCGGTAGTGACATAGCTGGTTCTGGTGGCACAGGAGGTGGCGGTAATGGAGGTCAAGCAGGAGCAGCAGGAACAGCAGGAACTACAAATACTGGTGGTGGAGGTGGTGGAACTAGTGCTACTTTAGGTGCAGGAGCTAATGGCGGTTCAGGAGTAGTAATTCTTTCCGTACCTACAGCAAGCTATTCAGGCACAACTTCAGGCTCACCTACAGTAACAACATCAGGAAGCAATACTATTCTTAAATTTACATCTTCTGGAAGTTATACAGCATGAGTCATTTTGCCAAAATCGTTGATGGGAAAGTTGTTCAAGTTATAGTTGCTGAACAAGATTTTTTTAATACATTTATAGATTCAAGTCCTGGAGATTGGATTCAAACTTCTTATAATACTTTTGGAAATCAACATCCAGAAGGAAGACCATTAAGAGGTAACTATGCTGGAATTGGTTATACATACGATTCAAAAAATGATGTATTTTATGCACCACAACCTTATCCAAGCTGGAATTTAAATAAATCTACTTGGTTATGGGAATCACCAGTTCCTACACCTATAGATTATAAAAAATATATTTGGGATGAATTAACAACTTCTTGGATAGAAGTTAAAGCTGAATAATGCTCGGCTTTAGACCATTTTCGACTAATCCGATATCGGATATATTGCTACCAGTTATTACTGGTACGATTTTTGCTACCGACCAAAATGATACCGCTAGTATTAATGGGTATGATGAGTCACTTGGTTATATTAGTGCTACAGACCAAAACGATACTGCGACTATTGCTGGTACTGTAACGGCTACTGGCATTACAGGCACAATTAGCGCTACAGACCAAGATGATACGGCTAATATTCAAGGTCAAAATGGTGTTGTTGTTTTAGATACTCACGATGGATTTACTAAACAAGAGCGTGACCGTTTAAAGCGTATTCAAAAGAAATTAGCCCAAGCTGAACGCAAGAAATTAGATGCTTATAAAGCTGCACAAGAAGCTCGTAAAGCTGGCATTAAAAAGTTAATTGACCCAACACCCAAACAAAAGAAAAATAAAGTACAATCCATTCAAGAGGTTAGCGCTGATATACCGTCAGAATTAACGAAATTTGACGATACCATCGCTAGACTTGTTAAAGAACAACAAGAACTATTGCATGGCGCAATGTTACGGCAAGAGTTAATCAGGGTTCAAACCCAGTTAGCTATTCACGAAGCGATGCGTTTGCAAGAACTAGACGATGAGGCTGCGATATTATTACTGATATAAATCCACACACAGAATATAAAAAAGCTTACGAACACCTCCATGCTGGCAGATTAGAAGCTGGATTTAGATTATTTGAGTATCGTTGGCATCCTGCGGTGATGGCAAATCAAGCTCAACCTTATACTCAGCCATTAAAAATGCCTGTTTGGGAAGGTCAAAGCTTATTAGGTAAGACTATTACTGTTCTTGCAGAGCAAGGCTTTGGTGACATTATCCAATATGCTCGATTCCTACCATTTTTAAAAGTAATGGGTGCTAAATCCGTAGTATTACTACAAAATGGCTCATTACATCATTTATTTGGGCAAATGGAGTGCGTTGATGTATTTAGTAATATGCCTGAAGAAGGTATAGCTACTGAATCAGACTACTGGATTGGCATTATTTCTCTGCCTTACTATATAAGCCTATCTCCAGCGTATGCAAAAGCATTATTTCCCATTACTACTACCAAAATAGTAAGCTCAGAAGGTTATTTAGATGCTTTGCCAAGCAATATTCCTAAAAAATTAGCAGTAAATTGGGCTACATCTAAAGGTCTTTTGCATTATGTTCGCACTATTAATCCAGAAAAAATGTTGGAAATTGTAGGCCCTGACGCATATTCGTTTAATCCACAAGAAGATAGGTTTTGGTCACCTTTGCCTAATGATGGCTGGAAAGAAGATTGGAATAAAACTGCAAGTCATTTAAAAGCTTGTAAAGGGCTTGTAACAGTCGATACAGGTATAGCTCATTTAGCTGGCGCTTTAGGAGTTAAAACCATTTGCATCATGCCTAAAAAAGAGTTTAAATGCTGGCGTTGGAAACATGGTTCTTGGTATGACTCTGTAATAACAGTTGAAGAAGATGAAGTACATAAAATACCAGAACTTATAGGGAGAATGTAATGAAATGTCCTAATTGTGGATATGAAGAAGGAAATCACGCTGTCAAGCTGTCAGATGAGGATTATTTCATGGAAATATGGACTCCGACACTTGGTTTAGAAGAAGCTAAAAAATCATGGCTAGAAAAGCAAAATCAACCTAAACAACTGACTCACATGATTCAATCTGATATTGAAGGCTATGTTTCTCAAGTAGATGGTTCATGGATTAAAAGCCGTAGCCACCATAGAAACCATTTAAAACAGCATCGAATGATTGAACTTGGCAATGATGTGCCAACACAGCATAAACCCATTGAAATTAGCCGCAAATCTAATGAAACAAGAAAACGCCAAATCGCTGAAATGGCTTACGAAAAACTTAAATATTAGGAGAAGTTATGTCAGAAGAATTAGACCGTAGGTCAATGCTAGAAGCTGCAATGGAACAAGCTGAAGAAGGTTCTTTGGAAGTACCAGAGGAGAAAAGCATTGAAGTTGCTCAAGATGATATTTCCGAAGAATCTGCTCAAGAAAAAGTTCGAAATGAAAAAGGGCAATTTGCTAAACAAGAAGAACAATCTTTAAGTGAGGAGCTTGAAGCTGAAGCGCCAGAGGAAAATATAGAGGAACAAGTAACCTATAAACGCCCTACTACTTGGAAAAAGGAATACAAGGATATTTGGGACAAAATGGAAAAAGGCGAACAAATTGACAAAAATGATTTTGTTAAGTTTGCCGAATACGCTAATCAGCGTGAATCCGAATATCAAAAAGGCGTAAGCACTTATAAGGCTGAAGCAGACCAGGCTAAATCTTTAAAAGAAGCAATTACACCTTTTGTACCCGAATTAGAACAACAAGGAATTAACCCTGCCGCATGGATTAATAACCTTGGTAGAGCGCACATGGTTTTAACCAAAGCTCCTTATGAGCAAAAAGTACAGTTGTTTCAAAGACTTGCATCAGATTATGGTATACAATTAGGAAATATTGGTCAGCAGCAACAAGTTGACCCTTACGCTCAACAGCTAATGAATCAGCTTGCTAGAGTCAACCAAGAGGTTTCGACCATCAAAGGTAAATTCGCCCAAGAGGAAAATCAACGGTTAATGGGTGAGATTGAAAGTTTTAAAAGTGGTGGTAAAGCACCGCATTTTGAATTGGTTAGGGAAGAAATGGCTCAACTACTTGAGCTAGGGAAGGCCCAAGACCTTGAATCGGCTTATAAGATAGCTGTTCGCATTAACGATGAAGCATGGGGTTTAGAACAAGAGAAACTCATCTCTAGTGCTAAACAACAAGCCTCAAAGTCGCAACAGGTAGCTAAAGCTAAGGCTGCTGCTGTTAGTCCTCGTTCCGTTACTCCTAATGGAACAGTTACTGGTGGTGCAGACAAAAAGGATAGAAGGGCTTTATTGGCAGAACAGATGGAAGCCAATGGAGGCTCTAGGGTTTAACTTAGTCTAATTTTGGACAAATTTTAAAGGATAATAATCATGGCATTTGCTAACTCAGCAATCACCGATATTATCGCTACAACCATTCAAAGTCGTAGCGGTGAATTGGCAGACAACTTAACAAACAACAACGCAATCCTACAAAGATTGAATTCTAAGGGCAATGTACGCCCATTTTCAGGTGGTAATGTGATTTTGGAAGAAATCATGTACAACGACCCAAATACTAACAACGCTAACTCTTATAGTGGCTATGAAGTATTGAACATTGCTCCAGATAGCCCTATTTCTGCTGCTCAGTACAAAATTGCTCAGTACGCTGATGCAGTTACTATGTCTGGCTTAGAAATGTTGCAAAACAGCTCTAAAGAAGCAATCATTGACCTTTTAGATGGTCGTATGCAAGTTTCTGAAGCTCGCCTTTTAAACCGCATCTCTGGTGACTTGTTCCTTGACGGTACAGGTAACGGTGGTAAAAATTTAGATGGTTTGGCTGCTGCTGTTGCTGCTGTTCCTACATCTGGCACATACGGTGGTATTAACCGTGCTAACTGGTCTTTCTGGCAGAACGTAGCTACAACAGGTACAACTATTACTACATCAAACATCTTGGCTAAGATGACTTCTACAGCTATTCAATTAGTTCGTGGTACAGACAAAGCTGACTTGATTGTTGCTGATAACAACTTCTACAGCCTGTATGTACAGTCATTGCAAGCTATTCAGCGTATCGCTTCAGAAGAAGCTGGCGCTGCTGGTTTCGCTTCTTTGAAGTTCTACGGTGGTGGTACTTCTGCTGATGTTGTATTGGGTGGTGGTTATGGTGCTGAACAACCTACTAACACAATGTACTTCTTGAACACCAACTACATTTTCTTGCGTCCACACAAAGAGCGTAATTTTGTACCTATTGGTGGCGAGCGTCAAGCAATTAACCAAGACGCAATCGTTAAGTTGTATGGTTGGGCTGGTAATTTGACTACTTCTAACAGCTTCTTGCAAGGCATTATGACCAACTAAGAAATAAGGGGAAACCCTTATTTTTGGTCTATTTAACTAATAAAGGAAATATCATGGCTTATTCCGTACTACCTATCGCTGGTATTAATCTAGCAACAACAACCTCAGTAGATTTTGCTCTTACTAACGGTACAACTGCAGAAGTAATTCCTGCATTTGGCCCATTAGGTGCAGAAACTTTTGGTTCTGATGGTCGTCGTTATGTATTCGCTACTGCTGGTGCAGCGATTACAGCATCTACAACGACCTGTTCTATCAACGCATCAACATTTGTTGCAACTGGTTCTGCTGGTACATATTTGTCCCCAGCAATAGCTTTGGCATCTGGTGATTATGCTTGGTTTTCAGCAGCTTCTGTTTAAGATTTACCTGTAGTACCCTGGGACTTCCTCACAAGGGGAGTCCCTTTTTCTTTTTAACAACCTAATCCCTTAGGAGAATTAAATGGCTATTGAATCAGATGTCCGTAATGCGGATTCGCAACTAGCAGTACGCTTTTATAAGCGCCCAATCGAAATCAAAGATGAAACACTTGCCCAAGGTAGACCAATCTTTAAAGAGATGGATTTCATCACAATTATGACCCCTGGTGACCAGCTTAATATCATTGATACTATTGCTGAAGAACGCCATAAGCGTAGATTTCCCTTACATTGGGCTGATTATCAGAACAAAACTGGAAACCATGAAGGTTTTACAGGAACTCCCTTGTCAGAATGGCCTTTATTGACTATGGGACAAGCAGAGGAACTAAAAGGTATTAAATTTTATACCGTAGAAGCTATAGCTGGCTGTGGTGACCAACAATTACAGCGTATAGGTATGATTGCTGGTATGTCACCTTATGCTTTTAGGGATAAAGCCAAGGCTTTCTTGTCTGTAGCTAATCAAACTGCTGATATTTCCAAGCGAGAAGAAGAAGTAACGCAACTTCGTGAAGAAAATGCTAAAATCAAAGCAGAAACAGACGCAAAGCTCGCTGAGATGCAATCTCAAATGACGGCTCTACTTGCTGCTGTTGGAACTAAAAAACCACGCAAAACAAAAGTAGAATCAAAGGCTTAATATGTCACAAACAATGCTGCAACTTGTAAATCAAGTTCAATCCGAGCTTAATTTAGCCGTTTCTACTAGCGTTGCTGGTAATCCTAACCAAGATGTTCAACAGATTTTAGCATTGATGAATGGTTCTGGTTATGATTTGCTAAAAGAGTACGATTGGCAAGCTTTACAAGTGCAGTATCGTTTTTATACTCAAGCTATAACAACAAACGCTACTACGGTCAATGGTTCTACTACATTGACTGTACCTAGCGGATTAGATATTAGTGGTGTTACAAGTCAATGGCAAGTTACAGGTTATAACATTAACCAAGATACCAATGTAGTATCAGCCAATAACACTACAAAACAGATTGTAATGAGCCAAATGGCTAATGGTTCAGGCACAGGCTCAGTTGTATTAGCTCAGACCGCCTACAGCCTTCCTGATGACTTTGAAACCATTACAGACCGTACTCATTGGGATAAGACTAAGCATTGGGAAATGTTAGGGCCTGAAGATGCTCAACAATGGCAATGGCTAAAGTCTGGTTACATCTCGACTGGCCCAAGAATCAGATGGCGCATATTGGATAACCAATTCCAAATCTGGCCACCAATGAATACTAATGAGTATTTAGGATGGGAATACCGCTCTAAAGGATGGGCTAGAAGCGCTACAGGAACAGTACAAAACAGCTTTATTGCAGATACCGATACTACAGTCTTAGATGACCGTATTATGGTTTTAGCTACTAAGCTTAAATATTTCCAAATTAAGTCTTTTGATACTACCGCTTTAACAGCCGACTATAACCGTTATTTGTCAGTTGCTAAAGCTAACGACAAAGGCGCTCCTAACCTTAGTTTTGCTCCTTATCCAAGTAAAGTGCTTATTGGTTATGCCAACATACCAGACACAGGGTATGGGTCTTAATTATGGCAGTTGCTAAACCTCAAACTGCCCTTACAACCTCAATTACTGCACCTATTGGTGGTTGGAACGCTAGGGATTCCGTAGCGGCAATGCCGCCTACAGATGCGGTAACATTAACTAATCTTTATCCTACGCCTACTGATGTACAGTTGCGTAAAGGGTATTCTAAGTATTCTATAGGGATTACAGGTCAAGTTAATACTGTAATGAACTATGCTGGCGCAAATACTCAAAAGTTATTTGCTGCTGCTGGCACGACTATTTATAACTGCGATACACCGACTGCAACTTCCGTTGCTACCATTACAAACGATAAACTGCAATATATTAATATTAGCAATTCTGGTGGTAATTTTTTAGTTGCCTGTAATGGCACAGACCCTACTTTAATCTATGATGGTACTAACTGGATTAAGATGGCAACCACAGGAACGGCTGCTTCAATTACTTCAATTACCCATGTAGGTGCAGTTGCAACATTAACTACAGCAACAGTTCATGGATTAGTTACTGGTAATGAAGTTACTATATCTGGCGCAGCACCTTCAGCTTATAACGGCACTTTTGTAGTTACAGTTACAGGAACTTCTACATTTACTTACACAATGAGTAGCACTCCTGCTACTAATGCTATTACAGTTGGCTCTTATCTTGTTAATTATGGCGTAACTGGTGTAAACCCTAATACTTTTGTAAGCGTTAATTTATTTAAAAACCGCTTATATTTTACGCAAAAAGATACCTTAGATGTATGGTATTTACCGACTGATTCTTTAGGTGGTGCAGCTTCTCCTTTATATTTTGGTGGGATTGCTCGCAACGGTGGCTTTCTTCAAGGCATGGCTACTTGGACTATTGATGCTGGTCAAGGCGCTGACGATTACGCAGTATTTATTACCAATATGGGCGAGATTATCGTTTATAACGGTACAGACCCTTCAGATGTCACTACATGGGCGCTTAAAGGCGTTTGGCAATTAGGCTATGTCTTTAGCCGTAGATGCTATCTTAAATGGGCTGGTGACATCTTATTGCTTACCCAAGACGGATTAGTACCTTTAGCTTCTGCATTGCAATCTAGCCGCCTAGACCCTAGAGTAAATATTACCGATAAGATTTATTACGAAATTTCTCAAGAAGCAGACGCTTATTCTAATTATTTTGGTTGGCAAGTAATTTATTATGCTAAACCTAATATGTTGGTTATTAATATTCCTAATCCTACAGGAACAGAACAATATGTAATGCACACAATTAGCAAGGCTTGGTGCAATTTCACAGGAATTAATACTACTTGCTTTGAGTTACACAACGATGATTTATATTTTGGTGGAAATGGCTTTGTAGGTAAGTTTTGGGATACAAACGCTGATAATGGCGCTCAAATCTCTGCTACTTGTCAGCAAGCTTATAGTTATTTTGATAACCCTGGTCAACAAAAGCGTTTTACGATGGTTAGACCAACTTTCCTAGTGGATGTAGGCGCTCCTGGTATTTATTGCGGTATTAATACTGACTTTCAAACCCAAAATAACCTTGGAAAAGTATCTTTTCAGCAAACTCCTACCACTACGGCTGTATGGGATTTAGCCCATTGGGATAATGATGTATTCGCTGGAAACTTGGTTATTTCAAGGAATTGGCAAGGTGTGACAGGATTAGGATATTCAGGTGGTATTAACTTGAATATGATTTCTGCTGGTATTGATGTGCATTGGGTATCTACGGATTTTGTTATGGAGAAGGGGTCTGTTATTTAATGATTATTGTTGAACCACAAGACCAATTAAAGGCTTGGGCATCCAAAATCTTAGATATTCCCCTTCCACACGATAGTCAATGTATAGGTAATGTATTAAGTAATGAATTAAGGGCGGTAGTCGTATTTTGTAACTTTGAAGGTAAATCCTGCCAAATGCACATTGCAAGCGCTGGAAGTCATTGGATGACAAAGGATTTTCTCAGAGTAGCATTTGACTACCCATTTAATAAATTGAAACTAAAGGTTATAATTGGTGCAGTTCCAGGGAATAATGAAAAAGCCTTGAAATTAGACCAACACCTTGGTTTTAAAGAAATAGCCAATATTGCTGATGCCCATAAAGACGGCAATTTGGTTCTTTTAACAATGAGGCCAGAACATTGTAAATGGCTGAAACTAGGAGTAGGTAATGGGTGCTAATTTAGGTGCAATAACAAATTCGGTTGCTAATCAGTCACAAAGTGGTGGAAATCCACTTTATAATCCGCAAACTGATAATACTGCAAATGCACAACAAGGTACTGGTTTAGCTGGCGGTATGCCACCAGCACAACCAATGAACACAAGTGCTTCTACTCAGCCTAGCTCTATTGCTGACCTTTATCAAACCGTTCTACATCGTGCTCCAGATGCTGCTGGTGAACAGTTTTGGCAAAATGCTTTAAATAGCGGAATGTCTATGGCAGATGTTCAAAAGTCTTTTACCCAAGCTGCTGCGCCTGAATTACAACAACAACAATCACAACAAGCAGCTACACCAGCCGCTACTGGGCCATACGCTCAAAATCCTTATGGTATTACTGGAGCAAATGCTACTAATTTGCAAGGTTCTACAAACCCTTATATTCAAGCTGCACAACAGACTTCTTTAGGTAATTTGGCTGGAGCGCAAAATGCTACGGCTGCAAATCGTGTAAATCAATCTACACCATATTCAAATTTAAACTATACCCAAACAGGTACAGATGCCAATGGAAACCCTATTTGGTCGGCAAATCAGACTTTAGCTGGCCCATTAGCAGGAGCGCAGTCAAGTTTGGCTCAAGGAGTGGCAAATCAAGCTACACAAGGCTTTAATCCTAATACTCCTAGCGTTGGTATTAACCCAGGACAACTGTATTCTGATGCGATTATGCAGCGTTTACAGCCACAACAAGCTCATGCACAACAGCAACAAGCTGCTTCATTAGCTAATCAAGGTATTGCTCCTGGCACAGATGCTTATAACAATGCAATGCGTACATTCCAACAAGGTCAAAACGACCAATTAACCTCTGCTCAAGTCGGTGGTATTGGTGTTGGTTTACAAGCTAATCAACAAGCATTTAATCAACAGTTACAACAAGCTAATTTGCCTTATCAGCAATTAGGTGCTTTCCAACAAGCTACACAACCTGGCTATGTAAGCCCTTACAATCAAGCTGCCGTATCAGGCCCTGATTATACAAATGCTTATTCAACTGCTCAAAACGCTAATATTGCTCAACAAAACCAACAAATAGCTCAACAAGCTAACCTACAAAATGGTTTGTTTGGATTAGGTTCTAGTGCAATTTTAGGTAGCGGTGGTGTTGGTAATTTAGCTAATTCAGCAGTTAATGGAGCTACAAACGCTTATAACTGGTTAACTGGTATTAGTTCAACACCAGGATTAGGACAAACAACTAATGCTCTAGGACAAGTAATAACTGACCCTACTTATGGACAAGGCGGTAGTGCTATTAATTACGCTAGTCAATTAGGTAATGTTGGAAATGTGTCGGGTATTTAATCATGGGTGGCGTATCTAACTTTCTAGCCTCTATTGACCCAGGCCCTTCTATTGGTAATGCTTTAGCTTCTGTTGATAAAACAGTTAATAACACTATTCCTGGTGGGTGGATTACTGTTGGTGGTTTAGCTGCTGGTGGTTTAGCTTTAGCTTATGCACCTGAAGTTATGGCTTTAGCTGCTGAAACAGGTGTAGAACCTGCTGTTGCTGCTGAACAACTTGGTATTCCTGCTATTGAAGTTCCTGCTGAAGCTGGCGGTACTGCCGCTTTAAACGCTGGAAGTGCATCTGGTATTGCTGCAACCCAATCTGCCGCAGGATTAGGAGGCGCTGGTACTGGAATTATTGAAGGTTTAGCACCTACATCTGTTGGTATGGGTGGTACTGCTGGTGCAGGGTCTTTAGCTGGTATTGCTGGTAGTGAAGCTGCTGCTGGACTTGGCGCTCTTGGAACAGGATTAACCGCAGAACAATTAGCCGCTTATGAAGCTGCAAACCCAGGGATGTCAACATCAGATATTGTTAATGCGGCAAATAAAGCTAGACAATTAGCAAGTGCATTAAATCCTTCTGGCGGTACATCTACATCACAACAATTATCACAGTTTAAAACTGCTACGCAACCAGCTTTAACTGCTGCTACACCACTAGCTAGAGCTAATCAAAGTGCATTTATGGGTACTACACAAGAACCTACAAATATTCAAAACCCATTAGCAAAAACACAAGACTTTCTTGCTCAATTAGCACAAGAAGGAACTCAGGCAGTTCCAACTAATAATTTAGCCAATTTACTGAGGACAGCATAATGGCACTTACCGCAGAACAACAAGCACTAGACTATAACCCTGAATTACAGGATATTAGCCGTCAACGCAAAATTGCTGATTTGTTAATGGCTAAAGGCTTAGAACAGCCACAAGGTCAAATGATTAGTGGTCGTTATGTAGCACCTTCTTGGTCACAGCATCTTCAGTCTTTAGGTAATGCCGCTATTGGTACTGGATTATCATCTTCTTTGGATGAAAAGCAATTAGCATTATCTCAAGCATTGCGTGGAAAAGGTCAAGAAGAAGTTACTGCTATTTTGGATTTGGCTAAAACAGACCCTAATGCGGCACTTAAAATGGCTACAACAGCACAAACACCTCAAGCTAAAGGATTGGCTGCTCAATTATCTAAAGTTGCATTGGTTGAACCTACAACGCTTGAAAGAGAATGGAAAGCGGCTCAAAGTGACCCAAATAATCCATTCAAAGGCTCTTTAAATGATTTTAAAAATCAAATGAATGAATATCAAAAAGCTGAAATTAAAAATTCACAAGCTAGATTAGCTATAGAGCAAACAAAAGCAAATCAAGAAAAAGTTAATCCACAAGAAGCTGGATTGCGTAGTTCATTCTTAAATCAAGCTCAACCACATATTCAAATTAGTCAAGCTTATCGTAAAATTGAAAGTGCTCCTGATACTGCTGCTGGCGATATGTCTAAAATATTTGGATTTATGAAAATTCTTGACCCAGGTTCAACAGTTAGAGAAGGTGAATATGCTTCTGCTGAAAATGCAAGAGGCGTTCCAGATACTGTTAAAGCTCAATATAACAAAGTTATTAGTGGTCAAAGACTTAGCCCTGCACAACGCACACAATTTACACAAGCTGCTGGTGACTTAATTAATAGTCAAAAACAACAATTTGGAGAAGTTGCCAAATATTATTCGGATATTTCTAAGCGTTATCAAATTAATCCAGAAAATATTGTTTATGACCCATATAAAGATTTGAATGTACAAACAACTCCACCAAAAGCACCAAAACCGCAAATTAATGCTGCCCAACAATTAGGCGTTCCACAAGCTAATAATGGTTGGAATATTATTAATGTAACTCCTTCAAGATAATATTATGGCTCAATACACAGTACAAGCGCCTGATGGACACACAATTACTTTAGAAGGCCCAGAAGGTGCTTCTCAAGCAGATGTTATTGCACAAGCTCAAAAGTTATATCAACCAAAAGCAGAAGTAGCATCTGCACAATTTGGTGAAACTGGTGGTGGTGCTGCTGTAGGTAGGCCACAAGGTATTGACCGAACCAATGTGCAACCAGAGCCTCGCCCATTAGAATCTGCCCTTGCAGGAGCTACTAAATCATTTATAGACCCATTGGTAGGCGCTGCTCAATTAGCTACTGGTGGTGGTGCTGGAACAAGTGAATTAGCTCAAAGATTAAGTCAAGAAGCTACACAATATCAAGAAGCCAATCCAACTGCTTACGGTGCTGGTCGAATTGGTGGTGCTGTATTACCAGCAATGGGTTCTGCCAAAGCTATTGGAATGATTCCTAGTTTTGCAAAAATGAATCCTTATGTTCAAGCTGCTGGAATTGGTGGAGCTATTGGAGCAACAACACCAGAAGAAACAGGAAAAACAGGACAACCTTTATACAGGGAAGCTGCTAAACAAGCTACTATTGCAGCAGCTTTAGGCGCTCCTACACCAATATTAGGAAAAATTGCTGATGTTGGTATTCATGCTGGAAAAGCACTTTTAGAACCATTTTATCAAGGTGGTCAAAACTTAATTCTTGGTCGTGCTTTGCGTCAATTTGCTGGAAATGATGCAGAAAAAGCTATTAACAATTTAAGAAATGCTAAAGAACTAATACCAGGTTCACAACCTACTGTTGGAGAAGTTGCTGGAGTGCCAAGTCTTGCTGCCGCACAAAGAGCAGCAATAGGTTCTTCACCAATAGCTACAAATGCTTTAGCTGGTCGGCAATTAGCGCAAAATGAAGCTAGAACTGCTGCGCTTGAAAACATTGCACCAGAATCTAGGGTTGCTAAATATTCTAATATTAGAGAAGAAGTAGCCAATGATTTGTATAGCAAAGCATTAAATACTAAATTAACTTTAGCGCCAGAAGATGAAAAGATTGTTGGAGAATTAATTAAAACTCCTGCTATTTCTAAAGCAATGAACCAAGCTAAAGAAAACGCTGCAAATAGTGGCATAAATATTTCTGACCCTGCTGGTTCTATGCGTGGTTTGCATGAAACTAAAATGGCTTTGGATGACCAAATTTCAGCCGTTAAAGCTAAATTAGAAAAGTCTGGTACAGGTGCTACAAGTGCAGAATTACGCAGTTTAATTTCTGCCAAAGACCGTTTGTTAGGATTTATTGAAGATATTAACCCTGCTTACAAAGAGGCAAGCTCTACATTTGCAAAGCTTTCTAAGCCTGTAAATCAATTAGAATCTATTGCTAATTTGGCACAAAAATCAGTTTCTCCGCAAACTCAAACAATTTATGCGGCTAACTTTGCAAGAGAATTAGATAAAGTTAAAAAAGAAGGAATTTTATCTAAACAGCAATTAGCAAGACTTGAAGCAGTTAGCGAAGATTTACAAAGAGGTACTTATGCTAAAACTGCTGGTGCTGGCATAGGCTCTAATACAATGGAAAAACTGGCATATAACAATATGCTTCAGCAAGTAAACCTTCCAAATATGCTTAGAAGGCGTGGTTTATCTGAAACTGCTGGAAATATTCTTGCAAGAGTAAGTGATATTGGGTATGGCGCAGCTAATAAACAATTAACAAATAAAATGGCAGAAGCTTTGCTTGACCCTAGAAAATCTGCCGCTTTAATGAAATTGGCTGGAAAAGCAGAAACAGCTTCTCACCTAACACCAGAACAAGCAAATATGGCTAGAATTTTGGCAACTGAAGCTGCACAAAGAACGATTAAAGGAGCAGGAAATGAGTAGAAACGGTAGCGGTACTTATGTATTACCTACAGGCAACCCAGTTGTCACAGGTACAACCATCACTTCTAACTGGGCAAATACTACCTTTTCTGATGTAGCCACAGCCTTAACTGGCTCTGTATCTTCAGATGGTCAAACTCCAATGACAGGCCCATTAGCAATGGGTAATAACAAGATTACAGGTGTTGCTGACGGTACTGCATCTTCAGATGTAGCTACAGTTAATCAAATTTCTAATCCTAATATTACTGGTGGTTCGATTGACGGCACTCCTATTGGTAACATTAGCCCATCTACAGGCAAATTCACTACTTTAAGCGCTAATGCTGGTGCAGCATTATTAGGTACTTGTACAGCTCCTACAGTAACCCCTGGTTCTGATAATTCTACAAAAATTGCCACAACAGCGTTTGTACAATCAGCTATTGCAGCCGTATCGTCAGGCGTTACAAGCTTTAACAGCCGCACAGGTGTAGTTACCTTATCTTCTGGCGATGTAACAGGCGCTTTAGGTTATACACCATATAACAATGGTGGTTCTACAGTTATTACTGCTGCCAATATTTACTCTTATTCTCCTAAATATGATGGTACTTATGCTTCTGGTAACTGGGGTATCAACATTACTGGTAATGCTGCCACAGTAACCAATGGCGCTTATGTAAACGCAACCAATACATTTAGCGCAAACAACACATTTAGTTCCTCTGCAAACATATTTAGCAATACAAGCGGAATTTATATAGGTGGCAGTAGCACAACAAATAGCATGGTTGTTGGTGGTTCTGGTAACGCTATTAACTTTTACGATGCAAATACAGGAAACCAATATAACTCTATTTACTATACTGCTGGCGGTGGTACTGCATTAGCTGGTCAAGTATATACAATGAACTATAAAACACCAGGTTCTAATGCTTCAACAAATGCTTACCAATTTTATGGTGATGGCACAGCCAATAAAACAGGTGGTGGTTCATGGGGTTCTATTTCTGATGCTCGTTTAAAAGACAATGTAGTTCCTTTAACAGGCGCTTTAGATAAAATTAATTCTTTAAACCCTGTATCTTATTCTTGGAAATTACAAACTACAGAACCTACAGTTGGATTTATTGCACAAGAAGTAGAAGCAGTTATTTCTAATGCAGTTACAAAACATAAGCCAACACAAGAAGAATCTCAATTTATTAAAGACCAAACTTTAACTATTGGTTGGCAAAATGATATGACTGCTTATTTAGTTGGCGCTATTAAAGAGCTTAAATCTATTGTTGATGCACAAGCGGCTGAAATTGCTGCATTGAAAGGTTAATTATGTTTATTGTTTCTTGGTTATTTGACAAACTTGGCTATATGCCAAAGATTAGCATTGAATCTACATGGCCTTTTCCTGCTGTGCAGCAAGACTATACACCGCATGAATTTGAACAACCTGTAAAATCAGTTAAAAAGACTCTTAAAAAAGCAACTACTCGACCTAAGAAAACTAAGTGATTATGGAAATCGACCCAGTAAAATTCGGAGTTACTTGGCAAAAGGTAGAAGCAATGGAGCAAGAAGTTGCCGAATTGCGTAAAGATGTTAAAGAACTATTAGAACTAGCCAATAAATCTCGTGGTGGTTTATGGGCTGGCATGATGGTGGTATCTGCTATATCAGCTTTTATAGGCTTTATAAGCCATTACATTACTGGCAAATGATGTGGATTATGGGATTACTGAAGGTGCAAAAACTCTTGCACACTCTATTGATTCTAGTCGTGAGGCTTCTAAAAGCTTATCCAAATCTATTGAAGGCATACAGAAAGACGGTTTAGATGT